AAGTGGGTGCTGGAAGGATTGTTTGGTGCATGTGATAAAGTTACTAAAACTGATGATCTGATTAAGCAGGGATACCTTTCAAGTTTAAGGATTAAAATTTTAGTTTGTAAGCACGAGTATCAATATTTTGAAGACTATCACGCAGAGATGGAGTACATCGTAACTCACCAAAAAAGAAATAACTTAATCAAAAATCTTGTTACTGATATTGATGGTAACACTCTTGTTCTCTTCAACTACGTGGAGAAGCACGGAGAACCATTACATGAACTAATAAATAATAGTGTTAGTGATGATCGTAAAGTATTCTTTGTTCATGGCGGTATTGATACCGAAGATAGAGAATTGGTTAGAAACATCACAGAGAAAGAAGACAATGCAGTGATCATTGCTTCTTATGGAACATTCAGTACTGGTATTAATATCAAAAGATTACACAATATTATCTTCGCATCACCTTCTAAATCAAGAGTCCGAAACTTACAAAGTATTGGTAGAGTATTGAGGAAGGGAGAAGGTAAAGAGATTGCTACTCTTTATGATATTGCTGACGACATTTCAGGTAGTAGAGAAAATTACACACTCAAACATCTATACGAAAGGATTGCAATTTACCAGGAAGAAAACTTTAAGTATGAAACAATTAAAGTAAATTTAAGGTAATACATGGAAGAAGAATTTTACGCAACAATAAAGTTGTCGTCAGGGGAAGAGATAGTTTCTAAAGTTTGTTACATGACAGATGAAGATTCATTAATTTTAGATAATCCATTTTTAGTAGAAAAAGTTGTACAAAAAAGATTGGGCAAAACTGTAGAAGGATTCTCATTAAAGGAATGGATTTCCTCCTCCTACGATGACATGTTTATTATTAAGATGGATCAGGTTGTAACAATTTCTGAACTAGATGAAAGAATAGTTGAATATTATATTCTAAAGTTAGATAACGTTAGTGCAGAAAATACAGAACAAAGAAATGACTTCTCAAGAGAAATGGGTTACTTGGGATCAGTAGAAGATACTAAAAAGAAATTAGAAACTCTATTTAATAAAAGCTAATATTATTGTTCCTTCACCCTTAACAGAGTTATTCTATTAGGTTTTAGGTCTTTTGTCAAGAGGCTTGACAGAATCGCATTGTTCTGCTATACTAACATTAATAAATCTAATAGATATGGCAAAAGCAAAGACTGAATATTACGTAAATAATAAAGAGTTTCTTGAAGCTATTGTTGAGTACAAACGTAAGGTAGAGATTGCTAAAAATAAAGGAAATAGTAAACCTTTAGTCCCAAACTATGTTGGTGAGTGTTTCCTTAAGATTGCCACACACCTATCATACAAACCTAACTTTGTCAACTACATGTTCCGTGAGGACATGATCTGTGACGGCATTGAGAACTGCCTACAGTATATTGACAACTTTAATCCAGAGAAGTCTTCCAACCCTTTTGCTTATTTTACCCAAATCATTTACTATGCTTTCCTGCGTCGTATCCAGAAAGAGAAACGTCAGTTAGAAATCAAGAGTAAGATCCTTGAAAGATCTGGTCACCAAGAAGTCATGTACACGGAAACTTACGAAGGTGATATGGCAGGTATGAATGCTTCATACTCTGATATGGGTAGCATCAAAGAAAATATTGAAACTAAAATGAATCGATGACAGTAGCACTTATTACTGACCAACACCTTGATGGTCGCAAAGGTTCTATGGCATTTTGGAATTACTTCCTTAAGTTCTATGATGATGTCTTCTTCCCTACGTTAGAGAAGAAAGGTATCACAGAGATCATTGACCTTGGTGACACGTTTGATAACCGTAAAGGCATTGACTTCAATGTCTGGAATAGAATTCGTGCTTGTTACTTTGATCGCTTGAGTGATATGGGTATCACAGTCCACACCATTTTGGGCAACCATTGTGTGTACTACAAAAATACAAACTCTATCAACTCTCCTGATTTATTGCTTGGTGACTATGATAATATTCGTGTCTACGATGAGACTTGTACTGTTACTATTGAGGGTACGAAAATTTGTTTCGTCCCTTGGATCAATAGGGAGAACGAAGAAGCGACAATGGAGCATCTCAAAAATACAGATGCAGAAATAGTTATGGGACATCTTGAGCTCGACGGGTTTGAAGTAACCCCTGGTCTTAAGATGGAGCATGGTATGGATCCCAAGATCTATAAGAACTTCAAGCAAGTATTCTCTGGTCACTATCATCACAAGTCAAGCAAAGGTAACATCACATACTTGGGAAATCCTTACCAGATGTTTTGGAACGACTACGCTGACACTAGAGGGTTTCATCTTTACGAACCAGCAAAGAACAAACTTCGTATGGTAAAGAACCCATATGAAATCTTTAAGAAAGTATACTACAACGATGTAGATAAGGACATGGTTCTAGACTACCCAGAGTACAAAGATACTTTTGTCAAAGTCATTGTTGAAGAAAAGAAAGACTATTATCTTTTTGAGAAAGTTATTGATTCATTGTATGCTTCTGGTGTTTATGATATTAAAATTGTAGAAACACTTGTAAGTGAAGATGAAACAGAAGACATTGATCTTGAAGTAAAAGACACTCTGACTTTATTGAATGAATATATTGATGAGGTAGAGATGTCCGTAGATAAAACATCTTTGAAAAAATTAATGAGATCCCTATATATTGAAAGTTGTGAAATGGTATGATGCAAACATACGTTCTTTCCCTGGCTGATAAACCTGAAGGAGTGTTCTCCGTAGTAGATAATAACACTGGAGAACATGTAATTCCTATTTTTGAAGACGCGGAAGATGCTGAACGTTATGCAATCCAAATGGTTGAAGTACAAAATGGACCATCACTACAAATTCTTGAAATAGAAAAAGAAATTATTGTTGCTGCCTGCGAAGAAAAAGACCAAAGGTATGCTATAATAACTATCGATGATTTTATAATCCCTCCCTGCTAACATATAATGATTGTTTTTCAAAAATTACGTTGGAAAAATTTCCTATCTACAGGAAATGTATTCACGGAAATTGATTTGTTAGCTTCTAAAACAAATTTGATTATTGGCTCTAATGGTGCTGGTAAGTCTACCATTCTAGATGCATTAACTTTTTCTTTGTTTGGAAAACCATTTCGTAAGATCAATAAACCAATGCTGGTGAATAGCATCAATCAGAAAGATTGTGTGGTTGAGATAGACTTTAGTATTAGTAAGAACGATTTTAAAGTTGTGCGTGGCATCAAGCCTAATGTCTTTGAAATATATCAGAACGGTCAGATGCTTGATCAGTCTAGTACAACAAACGATTATCAAAAACATCTAGAGACTAACGTTCTTAAGATGAACTATAAATCGTTTACGCAGATTGTTGTTCTTGGTAGCAGTACCTTTGTACCTTTTATGCGATTGCCTATTACATCACGTAGAGATATTATTGAGGATATCCTTGACATTCAAATATTCTCTGTGATGAATACAGTCTTAAAAGATAAAGTTAAAACATCTACTGAAGAGATGAAAGATATTGATTACAAGGCAGAACTTGCTGAACAGAAAATCAATATGCAACAACAGTTCATCGAACAGATGAGTAAAAGAAATGAAGAATCTATTGTTGAGAAACAAACATTCATAAACGATTTGGATTTAGAACGTATTGCTGCTCAAGAATTAGTAGAAGAGTTTAATAATAAAAATGAAATTTATTGTAAAGAACTTGAGAGCACAGCATTCACCCCTACAAAGTTAAAAAAGTTAAACACTTTGAAGGGAAAGATTGAACAAAAATTTTCTGCTCATAAAAAACAGCATGAGTTCTTTACTCATAATGAAACATGTCCTACATGTAGTCAATCAATCACAGAGGAACTGAAAAATAGTAAAGTTGACTCAATCATGAATTCTATTAAAGAACTTAATGAAGGGTTTGCGGAGATGGACATTGCAATCAAACTTGAAGAAGAGCGAGAGAGTCGTCATCTTCTAACTTCTAAACTTATTACGAAAACTAACTCTGATATTGCTATTCAAAATTCTACTATTAGTAGAATACAAAAACAGATTAGAGACTTATTAGATCAGGTTGAACTGTTAAGATCTAATAAATCAGATACTTCAGAATCACAAGAGAAGTTAGAATACTATCAAGAAGAATATTTGAAACTGAAAAAGCAAATATCTGAAATCAAAAAAGAAAGAGATACTCTCCTTGCAGCATCTCAACTCTTGAAAGATAATGGTATCAAAACCAGGATCATTAAAAGATATTTGCCGGTGATGAATAAACTCATCAATCAGTATCTTCAGAATATGGACTTCTATGTTAACTTTGCATTAGATGAAAACTTTGAAGAAACCATCAAGTCGCGGTACAGAGATTCTTTCTCTTATGAATCTTTCTCGGAAGGAGAAAAAGCTCGTATTGATATCGCTTTGTTGCTTACTTGGCGTTCTATTGCTAAACTTAAGAATAGCGTCGATACTAACATATTGATCCTTGACGAGATCTTCGATGGGTCACTAGATCAGAATGGCACTGGTGAGCTAGGTTGGATTCTTCGTAACTTCGATGATGACACTAACGTGTTTGTCATCTCTCACAAAGAAAATTTAGACGGAAAGTTTGAAAGAACTTTGCAGTGTGAGAAAGTAAAGAACTTCAGCGTTGTCCGTGAGACAGTTGCTGAAGTGTCATAGGGGAGGATGCAGGGTCTCCCTTTTTTGCTATGATATGTCCATCAACGCAAGAGAGTCATGTCACGCCAAGAGATCAAAGGTAACCTTGCCCGTCTTCTCGCTACCGAGAACCTTGTGGTGGAACACCGCAACTGCCCTACAGCACAGTTCAATGTAGACACCCGTGTACTGACTCTCCCTAACTGGGACTATGCTTCTAGCACTGTGTATGACTTGCTGGTGGGACACGAAGTCGGACACGCTCTCTTCACCCCCAATGAAGACTGGACTATTGTTGCTGACTGTCCTGCAGATTATGTCAATGTAGTTGAGGATGCTCGTATTGAGAAAATGATGAAGCGTATGTATCCTGGTCTTCGCAAATCATTTGCTGGTGGATATAAAGAGTTGAATGAAGAAGATTTTTTTGAGATTAAAAATAATAATGTAAGCGAGTATACTTTAATCGATCGTATTAATCTTCACTGCAAGATTGGTGCTAATGCGATGATTCCCTTCAGTGAAGAAGAAAAACAGTTTGTTATTCGCACAGAAAATAGTGAGACTTTTGAACAAGTTCTCAAAATATCAGTTGACATATTTAATTACGTCAAAGAAAGTCTTGATAAAGAACAACCAGCACCTGATGTAATGACCCCCCAACAAAATAGTAATGGTTCTTCTGGTGGTGAACAACTTACAGAACAGACTGGAGAAGGCGAAGAAATGACTCACGAAGAAATGCAAGAAGAAGCAAATCGTCGTGAAGAACAGAATGAATCTAGTTTAAGTTCTGGAGGAACAAACTTCGAGGAATCTAAAACTCAAAAATCTTTTGATGATAAGTCAAAACGATTTGTTAGTAAATATAGTAATAACTCAACTTATGTTGAAATTCCTGACAACGTAAATATTTCGGAATACGTTGCCGATTGGAAAGAAGTTCATAACTGGATTGATCAGTATAGAAATAATATTACTATTGATAACTATGAAGAAAGATATATAGAAGTCGATAGTGCTTATAGAGAATTTCGTAAGCAATCACAGAAGGAGGTAAACTACCTTGTTAAGGAGTTTGAGTGCCGTAAGTCTGCTGACGCTTACGCTCGTGCTGGTCAATCTAAAAGTGGTGTGCTTGATACTACAAAGTTACACACTTATCGTTATAATGAAGATCTCTTCAAAAAAGTAACTGTATTGCCTGATGGCAAGAACCACGGATTACTGTTCTTGCTAGATTGGTCTGGATCTATGCAACATGAAATTCTTGCCACTGTAAAACAGTTGTTGAACCTCACTGCTTTCTGTAAGAAAGTACAGATTCCATTTGAAGTCTATGCTTTTACTAATGATTATCACTCTGTTCGTAGAGCAACTTTGACTTCACTGAATGCTGAAGATTATTTTGAACAAATGGGTTGTCAAGAGAACAAAATCTTCTTGGGTAAGAACACTTTTTATCTGATGAATTTTATTTCTTCACGTTCTAATTCTAAAGATTACGAACGCATGTGTCTTAACATTTTCCGAGAAGCATATGCTTACGTAAATTATGTTGGTTATCACACCACTATGGGTATTGGTTTATCAGGTACTCCATTAAACGAGGCTATTGTGATGCTAAACTATATTATCCCAAAGTTTAAAATCAATAATAGTTTGCAGAAAGTTAACGTTTGTATTTTAACGGATGGAGAATCTTGTGGTACTTCCTATGGACGGAAATTTTATTCTGATCATAAAGACGAAAATTATATTCGTCCTCGCCGTGTTGATGGATGCTGCTTACGAGATAGAACAACAGGAATCACATACAGTCAGTTTGATGGTTGGGGAGAGAACACAAATGTGTTTGTTCGTCAGTTAAAGGATAGAAACCCTGGTGTTAATGTGATCGGATTTCGCATCGGAACAGCATCTCAACTATCTGCTTTTGTGAGTACCTATGGTAACTCTTTTAAATATTTGGAAGTTCAACGACAGTGGAGGAAAGAAAAATCAGCAATCATTCCTGACCCAAAATCTTTTACAGCATTGTATGCCATCTCATCTAACGCATTGTCAGCATCATCTGATTTTGATGTTGAGTCTGGCGCTAACAAAGGAGAGATCAGAAAGGCATTCAAGAAAATGTTGGCAAGCAAAACGACAAACAAAAAATTACTAACTTCTTTTGTGGAGTATGTCGCTTGACGAACCGTCCACTCTGCCCTGACTCTGCCCCCACTCTGCCCTATAATAACTACATCAACAAACAAAGCAAATGACTCGTCCTGCTCAAGTCGATATGATCCAACTGTTCTCCTANATCGAGAACAACTATGGTACTGAAGTCGGAACTGATGCCATCAAGGCATCTGCTGATCACATGGGTTATTCTTATGCTACTATCTGTAACCGTATGGAACCATACAAGTCTGGTCGTGGTAAGTGGAACCTGACTGTTGACCAGGTACGAGAGCAACTAGAAGAGATTGTTACTGCTCCTACCAACCTTATTCCACTTAAGGACGAAACTTTTGTTCCATTCGGAAACTTTCTCGATGTAAAAAAGATTATTAAATCTGGTATTTTCTACCCCACTTTCATCACTGGAATGTCTGGTAATGGTAAGACACTATCTGTTGAGCAAGCATGTGCCTCTCTAAATAGAGAACTCATTCGTGTAAACATTACCATTGAAACCGACGAGGATGATCTTATTGGTGGGTTCCGTTTGGTTGACGGTAACACTGTTTGGCATAATGGTCCAGTCATCGAAGCTTTGGAACGTGG